GTTCTTCTTTAATGCTTTGTCTGAAATATCCAATAGGACTAGACTTTTGGAATCTAAATGTGTCCCAAACTTCTGGTAATTATCAAAGGTTGCTAGTTTAGTTGATTGTAATAATACTGGATTTACCAAGTAAATTCCGAGAAGTATAATGAAGGTCAGATAAGCTGCCCATTTTGTATTAAATATTTGATTCATATCAATCCTCGTTAACTATTTATTATAAATATTATAGTATAATTAGGAGAGATATGAGACTTATTACAAGTATATTACTTACACTTGTCTTTATTACTAGTGCTTACTCAAGCGAATTAACATTTGATTTTGATAGTCCATCGTTTTCAGGTAAAGGAAAAAGTTCACATTACCTTACGATAGAGAACATTGAGAAGACTAGAAAAGACGCAATCAAAGCAGCAGACAAAGCGGCAGCTGATAAAGCAACAGCAGACGCTAAGGCAACTGCTATAGCAAAATTCAAAGCAAATTTAGAGAGTAGATTCTATACTGCTCTAGCAAAACAAATTACGGACAATGTATTTGGGTCTGATGGTTTACAACAAGACTCAGGAACATTTACTTCACCTATTGGTGGAGAAGTTATAACTTGGACAACTACAACAACAGGTTCAAATGATACGGTAACGGTAGTGGTCACAGAATCCGATGGTACGGTAACAACATTTACTATGCCTAAAGAAGACAACTCATAGGAAATATATGATAAGAATTATATCTTTGTTATTGCTTACACTATTTTTGGGTAGTTGTGCGAGTACAAAATCAGATTTTGATGTAAGAACACAAACGGTATCTTATAAAGGACTGACAGAAATTAATTCACCTAAAGGCGAACCAGTAGTAATTGCTGTGTATGACTTTGTTGATATGACAGGTCAAAAGAAACCAGGTGGAAATTTTGCGTCAATGAGTACAGCGGTAACGCAAGGTTCATATCAACTTTCAATTAAAGCATTGCAAGACGCAGGCGAAGGCAAATGGTTTAGAGTTGTTGAAAGAGCAAGTCTACCAAGTCTATTACAAGAAAGAAAATTAATAAGGTCTACAAGACAACAAGTTAATGGTGAAGGTGCAGAACCTTTACCACCATTACTATTCGCTGGTGCATATATCACAGGTGGTATAGTAGGATATGATAGTGATACTAAATCTGGTGGTGTTGGTGCAAGAATATTAGGTATTCAAGCACACAAACAATACAGACAAGATGTGGTTACTATTATATTAAGATTGATTAATGTACAAAGTGGTGAAGTAGTAATAACTACAACCGTTGAAAAGACTATACTTTCAGGCGAGACAGGTGCAGATGTATTTAAATATTTAGATACAGATACAATGTTATTAGAAGTAGAGGTTGGTGTTGCAAGAAACGAACCAGTTACCTATGCAGTAAGAAAAGCAATAGAAAAAGGTGTAGTAGATTTAATTAACGAAGGTGCTAAAAAAGGACTATGGGAAATTGATGTACCAGTAGTGCCAGAAATTAAAGATTATGTAGAAGATGGTCACGCATTAGATAACTATGATGGTGAGAAAACTCCAATAACCGTAGAGATAGGTGAGGAAAAAGTTGAGAAAACATACGAAGACTTTTTAAAACAAAAAGAAGAAGAAAAAGAAGCACGAAAAAGAGATTTAAAAATCAAACTAGAGTGTGAGAAAAACGCTAACGCTACAGGAAAAGTATCTGAAAAATGTACAGATATGGTTGATGAAAGAGATTGGGAAGAAGTAGACAAAGCAACAGAAGAAACCAAAATAAAGGAGAATGCTGATGAAACAAATAATGATAGCGATAGTGATTCTTCTAGCGACACTAACTAATAGTTTCGCTGGTAATTCTGTTTATATCCAACAAGATAATCAGGATTCAGATGGTTCTATCTTTGTAAAACAAGATGGTACTGGTAATAAGTTTGGTTATTCAACATCATATCCATTTAAAATAGATGGAGAGAATATCACAATCATAATTAATCAAATTGGTAATAGTAATGTTACCGATAATACTTATCACTTAACCTTTATGGGTGATGATATGACTTTAGATTACAATGCTAAAGGTAACTCTAACAAATTAAGACTAGACATAGATGACACAGGCGCTGATGGTCATTGGTATGACTTTGATATTACAGGTGATTCAAATATAGTAGATTTTGATACTTGGACTACCGATGATGTACAGAAAACCAATGTTGATTTAGATATTACAGGTGACTCAAATGTTTTTTGGGTTCGTAGTAGAGGTGACCAACACTTTTGGTATGTTCTTATGTCTGGTGACTCAAATGATGTACAGATTTATACTCCAGCAGATTCAGTAGGGTTTAATACAAACTCTAATAAGTCTATTGGTCCTAACACAACATCACACGGACAATTTGCAGATAGTTCAGGTAGTGAAGGTGCAAGTGCTGACATTTATATAATTGGTAATTCAAATAGATTACATACTTCAACATATGGTACAGGTAACTATCAACTACACGACATTATAGGTTCTTCAAATATTTTAGATATTCACTCTAGTTATACTAGTGCTGATACTGATCCATATGGAGATACTATGTTGATATTAGGTGATAGCAATTATTTAAGGACTTATATTTCTGGTGATAGCAATACAATTAGATTACATATGGCAGGTGGAAATAATACTGCCAAGATTTATCTTTATACAGATAGTTCAGTAATAAACTTTGACCAATCAGGTGGTGGCAATTTTGGTTATGTAACCATAACAGGTGATAGTATTTACGATTACACTTTAAACTTTTCACAAAACGGTTCAGATAGTTGTACATATTCGTACAACAGAAACAATCAAACAGCAGACACAATAGCTACCGTATCAAACGGATGTTAAAATGCGAAAGTTTTTAACCTTATTAACTTTCATAGTACTTTTCTGTACTAGTGCAATAGCTCAAATAACAGGTCCAAAAGTTGGCGAAGTCATAGGTTCAATGGGTACAACTTGGAACGAAAGAGAAGGTGAAACTCAAAACACTTCAACTGGTTATGAGTTGCAGATGAAAGACTTTCTTCAAACAGGTGAAGATGGTGGTATGATAATAAAGTATGTTGATGATACTAAATTTACAATGGGACCAAATACAGAATTAACTATTGATGAATTTGCTTTTGATACTTCTGTTGTACCGATAGAATTAGCAATGAACATATCTGTTGATGTTGGTTCGTTTACATATGAATCAGGAAATGTATCCAATCTAGGTGGTGAAGTTAATATTAATGCTGGTAACGCTACGATTACGGTACAAGGTACAGCGTTTTCAGGATCAGTAGATACTTCAGGTAAAGCAACGATTACTTTATTGCCAGATAGTTCAGGTCAAGTAGGTATGGTAACCGTATCCAATGACGCAGGTAGTCAGACTATTACAAATGCTTACCATTCAGTAACCGTTTTCTCAAATGACTTAACACCTACACCTCCAAAAATAGAAACTAATAAACAAAACATTATTGAGTTAGAACAATTTGAAGAAGATATAAAAGACGAAGTTGAAAAATCTTTTGGTGATGTAGATATGAAAGCTGAAATGTCTAAAGAAGACCAAGCAATACAAGATATGGAAGAGGCAATCATAAATGAAGAAGCTTCAGTTGTAGAAAATAATGATACAATTGTTGCAACAGATTTATCTGTTAGTGAATCAGATTCAATGATTGAAATGGAAAGTAAAGAAGAAAAGAATTTAGATACAACGATAGATTCAACAGAAGTTGATACATCTTATTATGATTCCTGGGAAGATGATTTAAAAGATTGGGGTTATATAGATGAAGATAACCAAATTTCAGTTTGGGACGCAGATGGCGAAAAAACTATGGATTGGGATGACGCAAAGAAAATGTATGCAGAAATGGACCAAGCATACTTTGACGCTATTGGTTGTGAAGGAGATTGTAATTGGGATAATATTGATTGGGATTCCGTAGATTGGGATTCAGTTGATTGGGATGCTTATTATGATGAGTACAATGACACACTAGAAAAATATGGATTAACTTCTTATGATGTAAAAGAAGAAGATGTAACCGAAGCAGTTGAAGAAGAAACAGAAGTTGAAGTTATTGAAGGTTATACTTGGGAAGACTTTATGTTAGATGATGACTATTATTCTAACGCAGAATATAAAAGTGCAGGTGGTCCACCTAAATTAACAACACAAAACTATTGTGAATATAATGGTTATGATTCATCTTGGTGTACACAGGATTATGTTGATTATTTAAATACTTGGTACAAAGATGACTGGACTTTAAAAGTAACCAATGATAGTTGGACTAAAGAAAGTAAAAAGATATTTGGTAAACTATATGGTTGGTGTGGAAGTTATCCTAATTATAAGATGTGTACAAATCAACCTAAACCTTGGAAGATGAAAGACTTAAAGAAGAAGTATATAACAGAATACGATTACAATGATTGGACTACATATTGGGACGCATTATACGATTGGTGGTATACAGGTTACGATTACAATAATGAATCAGATGAGGTAACATTAGAAGAAGAATATGATTACGAAACAGATGATATAACTTTAGAAGAAGAATTATTACTTGCAAGTTATGATGAGGAAGAGTGTTTAAAATACGGATATTATTGGGACAATGCGAATCAATCTTGTGGTACTGAATGGGTTGATAATAGTGGTTCAGAAACTACTACAACAGCAAGTGGAGAAGTTTTAAACTATACTACTGGAGATGTAACCCAAACTTTAACTACATCAAGCGGAGGTGTGTCAACAAGTACTACTTCTACTGGAAGAGTATCAACATTAAACAACGATTTTGACGCAACTGCTTCAACTAGTGGTGACTACACAATTATAAATAGATACAACGATAGTCATAGAGCTTATATAAAAACTGAAACTTCCAAAGAGGCAGATATTCAGATACTACAAGATTCAGAAGCTCAACACCTTGATGTTGGTAATAGTACCAGCCAAAATAATATCACAATTATACAAACAGATTAGGGAACAAAAATGGTAGACAAAACTATTACCTCTTTAGAGAGAGAAGTTGCAGACAACAGGACAAGTATTGAGGTGCTGAGAACAGAACTAGAACAGAACTCTATGGTTCATAAACGATTAGATACAGCAATTGAAAAGTTAACAGGTATATCTTCAAGTATTAAATCAATGCTCGCAGTACACGAAGAAAAATTATCACAGGCAGAAAAACTAGACGAAATCATATTTTCAAAATTAAAAGATAGACAAGTAGAGACAGAAACAAGATATGCGTCTCTAAAAGAGAATATGGACCTTACTGAAAAGCGTATTATGAACGAGATTAAATCTATCAAAAATACACTTGGAGATAGAGTAAATGTATTAGAGAAATGGAAGTGGTTGATTATAGGTGGGTCAATAGTAATAGGGTTTATATTAGCTAGGAATTTCCCATTAGTTATTGAGTTGATGAAAGTACAATAATACCTTTTTTATAGGTGCTTGACAATTAGCTCGTATTAGTGTATTATGAATACTAATAATAATTATGAGATTGCTATGTCCAGTTATATTGATTTAAAATACATAAACGAAATTTCGGCAAGATTAGGCCAATTCAAAAAGAAAGGTGACTATCTATTCAATTTTAGATGTCCTCATTGTGGGGATAGTCAAAAGTCAAAATTGAAATCCAGAGGTTACTTCTATCGCAAGAAAAACGATATGTTTTTCAAATGCCACAATTGTGGCCAAGGTCAAAACCTTGCAAACTTTCTAAAGTTTATAGACCCTAAAGTCTATGAAAAATACTTATTAGAAAGATATAAAACGGCGTCACCAGCGACACCGAAACCAGAGTTTAAGTTTGATTTTAAACCTGATATAAAAGATGATTTTGTTAATGAACTGACAAGTATTGCTGAGTTAGACGCTCAACACCCAGCAAGAAAAGTTGTTGAAGAAAGACTTATACCTGAAAAGTATTATGACAAGTTATTTCTATGCAACAAATTTTATGAGTGGGCACATAAGATTGCTCCAAGAAAATATAATAAAAGTAAATATGACCATCCGAGATTAGTCATACCTTTCTATGACACAACTGGAAAAATATTTGCTTATCAAGGTCGTGCTTTTGGAAATGAAACACCAAAGTATGTTACCATTAAATTAGATGAAAGTAAACAAAAAGTATTTGGACTTGAAAGAATAAACTTTGCAAAACATATCTATGTAGTAGAAGGACCAATTGATAGTTTCTTTATAGATAATTGTTTAGCTGCTGGTGGTGCTGATTTATCATTAGATAGTAAAATCTCAAAAGACCAGGTGACATACATATTTGACAACGAACCAAGAAACAAAGAAATTGTCAATCGTATGGAGAAGACTATTGAAGAAGGTTATAACATTTTTATTTGGCCAAATGATATACAACTTAAAGATGTTAATGACTTAATTATGACAGGTGTAACCAAAGTGCAACTTGACGAGATTATAAGTATCAACACATACTCTAAATTATCAGCAAAACAGGCATTAGTAAATTATAAAAAAGTTTAAATATAAAGGATAGAATTATGGGTGAAGAAGGTAAGAAAATTTTTGTAATAAAAAGAAATGGTCGTGGACGAGAAGAATTAGATGTTGATAAAATCCACGATATGGTAGAATATGCTTGTGAAGATATTAAGGGTGTGTCTTCCTCACAGGTAGAAATGAATAGTGATTTACAATTTTATGATAACATACCGACAGACCAAATACAACAAATCTTAATTAAGTCTGCTTCAGATTTAATCTCATTAGAAAATCCAAATTATCAATATGTTGCTGCTAGACTATTACTTTATAGTTTAAGAAAATCTATTAACAGAAGATTGTGGGACCATCCACATTTATTTAAACATACAAAGAAGTGTGTTGAACTTGGTGTATATGATAAAGATATTTTAAATTGGTATGATGAATCCGATTTTGACCGTATGAATACAATGTTGGCACACGATAGAGATTATTCATTTACATATGCTGGTTTAAGACAAGTTATGGATAAGTATCTTGTACAAGACAGAAGTAATGGAGACATTTACGAAACTCCACAACAGATGTATATGATGATTGCTGCTACAATATTTGCTCAATATCCAAAAAGTAAAAGAATGGGTTATGTTAAAAAATATTATAACGCAATCTCAACATTTAAAATTAATATTCCTACTCCTGTTATGGCAGGTGTTAGAACTCCAATCAAACAATATGCTAGTTGTGTACTAGTAGATGTTGACGACACTCTACAATCAATATTTTCAAGTGATATGGCAGTTGGTTACTATACAGCACAAAGAGCAGGTATAGGTCTTAATATGGGTCGTATAAGAGGTATAAACTCTAAAATAAGAGGTGGTGAAGTACAACATACAGGTGTTGTTCCTTTCTTAAAGAAATTTGAAGCAACCGTTAAGAGTTGTACACAAAACGGTGTACGAGGTGGTTGTGCAACGGTACACTTTCCTATTTGGCATAAAGAGATAGAAGATATACTTGTACTTAAAAACAATAAAGGTAGTGAAGATAATAGAGTTAGAAAATTAGATTATTCAATTCAGTTATCAAAACTATTTTACGAAAGATTTATTAATGACGAAGATATAACTTTGTTTAGTCCTCACGAAGTACCAGGTCTATATGACGCTTTTGGTACAGATAAGTTTGATGAGTTGTATTTAAATTATGAAAAAGATACTTCTGTATATAGAAAGAAAGTATCAGCACAAAGATTGTTTATGGACTTATTGAAAGAAAGAGCTGAAACAGGTCGTATATACATTATGAATATAGACCACGCAAACTCACACTCCTCATTTAAAGACAAAGTTAATATGTCTAATCTATGCCAAGAAATTACATTACCAACAGACCCTATAAGTCATATAGATGGCGATGGTGAAATTGCGTTATGTATTTTAAGTGCAATCAATGTTGGTCTTTTAAAATCATTAGAAGAACTAGAAGACCTATGTGATTTATCAGTAAGAGCATTAGACGAAGTTATAGACCATCAAAAGTATCCAGTTAAGGCAGCTGAAATATCTACAAAGGCAAGAAGAAGTTTAGGAGTTGGATATATTGGTCTTGCTCATTACCTTGCGAAGAAAGGTTATACTTATGACCAAAAGATGGCGTGGAAAGAAGTTGATAAATTAACAGAAGCATTCCAGTATTACCTGTTAGTTGCGAGTAATGAACTTGCAAAAGAAAAAACAAAGTGTGATTACTTTGACAGGACAAAATATTCAGATGGTATCTTACCGATAGATACTTACAAAAAAGAAGTTGATGAGATTGTAAATCGCAAACTCAGCTTTGATTGGGAAGAACTACGGAAAGATATAGTGCAGTATGGGCTCCGACATAGCACTCTCTCGGCTCAAATGCCTTCTGAATCATCTAGCGTGGTTTCCAATGCCACAAACGGCATTGAACCACCTAGAGGTTTTTTGAGTGTTAAGAAAAGTAAGAAAGGTACTTTAAAACAAGTAGTACCTGATTATACAAAATTAAAAAATAACTATACATTGTTATGGGATATGAAAGACAATGAAGGATATATAAATGTAGTGTCAGTAATGCAGAAGTATTTTGACCAAGCTATATCTGGTAATTGGTCTTTCAATCCTGAAAATTACGAAGATAATCAAGTGCCAGTATCAGTAATGGCACAGGATTTATTATCAACATATAAGTATGGGTGGAAAACATCTTATTATCAAAATACATATGACGGTAAAGTAGAAGATGAACCATTACATCCATTGACTTATGATGAAGCAGAAGTAGGTAGCGTATATCTACAACCTAACCAACAACCAAATATATTACTAGATACTAAAGAAGATATAAAAGTGCCTGTTGTAGAACAGGACGATGAGGAATGTGAAGCGTGTAATATATAAGAAAGAGAGTGTATGAATTTTGTTGCCAATGTACCACATATTCGTTGCTTTGTTAAGAAAGAATATGTCCACGATTTAGAAAGAGGACACGGAGAGTTTATAGAGGCAGTATTGTTAGCAGTTAAATCAATGAGAGGCAAAGCATTGATGTTTGAAGCATACTTACCAGAATACGGTGCCTGTTATGATAAGTTTCCAATAAGTGCATTTGTTTGGAAGAAAGATATTATAGATAGTGAACAATTAAAGTTATCTCAATTAGAACTTTGGGATGCTTTTAGTTATCATATTCAAATATGGGAAAAGACTTTATTAAAGAATTGTAATGTTAAAATATGGATTAGGGATAAAGGTGAAGTATCAGGTGAATATCTATTTACCATTGATTCTGTCCACTCGGACCCAAATACAATAAATACAGGAGTTTCAGAAGTACCAACTGAACACAAACAATTTAATTTTGGTAAGTTAAGTAATGGGCAGTTTTTTGCTCAACCAAATAATAGAATGCTTTGGTACGAACAATCTCTTACACCAAAAGAGTTAAAGAAACCTGACTTTCAGGTTTGTAGTAGATACTATTTTTGTGAACAAGAAGATAGATGGAGATATGGAGACAATGATGATTATTTTTACAAAGGAGAAAAAGTAGATGAGTGATAAGTTAGACGCATTAGTAGAACAAATAGGTAATCTTACTATGCAAGAAGCAGCCGATATGGCAAAGATGATGGAGAAGAAATGGAATATTCAAGCAAGTCAAATCCAAGCTGCTCCAGTAGAAGCAGTAGAAACATCAAAGGCAACTAAAACGGTATGGTTAACAGGTTTTGAAGATAGTAAGAAGATTTTGGTTATCAAAACAATTAGACCATTAATGGATTTAGGATTACTAGAAGCAAAGAATTTTGTAGAGAAAGCTGCTAGTGAGAAACAAGAAGTAAAAGCAGATTTAGAACCAGAAGAAGCAGATAAGGTTGCTAAGTCTCTAACTGACAACGGTGGAAAGGTTGAAGTTAAGTAGAAAGATGACGAGTACCGTTTTTAATAAAACAAAAGGTTTAGATTATACTAAGCAACCTATGTTTTTTGGTGAGGATTTACAAGTACAAAGATATGATAATATGAAGTATCCTATTTTTGATAAACTCACACAACAACAATTAGGTTTCTTTTGGAGACCAGAAGAAGTATCTTTACAAAAAGATAGGTCAGATTGGTCATTATTAAGAGAAGAACAGAAGTTTATATTTACTAGTAATTTAAAATATCAAACTATGTTAGATAGTGTACAAGGTAGAGGACCTTGTTTGGCATTTTTACCTTATTGTTCACTACCAGAATTAGAAGGTTGTATAGTTGCTTGGGATTTTTTTGAAACTATACATAGTAGAAGTTATACATATATTATCAAAAATTTATATAGTAATCCTTCAGAAGTTTTTGATACTATAATAGAAGATGAGAAGATAGAGAGAAGAAGTCAATCGGTTACTCAACATTATGATGAACTAATACAATTAGGTAATAAGTACTCAATTGATAAATCTAAAGTTGATGAATACGATTTAAAAGAGAAACTTTGGCGAACATTGGTAACGGTAAACATATTAGAAGGATTAAGATTTTATGTTTCTTTTGCTTGTAGTTTCGCTTTTGGTGAATTAAAACTAATGGAAGGTAGTGCAAAGATTATATCATTTATATCAAGGGATGAAAGTCAACATCTAGCAGTTTCACAAAGAATTATTAATAACTATCGTGGTCCTGAAAAGGATAAAGTAATGACGCAAGTTATGAAAAGTATGTTGCGAAATTATATGATGACGCAGTTGCAGAAGAGAAGCGTTGGGCAACATATCTATTCAGTAAAGGTAGTATGATAGGTTTATCAGAAAAACTTTTACATAACTATGTTGAATGGACTGCTAATAAGAGATTGAAAGCAATTGGTATGAAACCAAGATATGATATATCTACAACAAACCCATTGCCTTGGACTGAACATTGGTTTAATAGTCGTGGATTACAAAACGCACCACAGGAAACAGAAATAGAAAGTTATGTTATCGGTGGAATAAAACAAGATGTAGAGAAAGACCAATTTAAGAAATTTAAATTATAGAAAGATAATGGCACAGAAAAGAAAGACACAATGTCCTCATTGCGAGGAACATTTCACAATTATTTGGGAAGAACAAGATTTAGAACCGTGGACTTGTCCATTTTGTGGTGGTGCATTAGATAAAGAAGATGAAACTGAAACGATTTCAAGTGAGGAAGATGATGAAGATAGTTGGAATTGATTATAGTTTAACTTGTCCTTGTTGTTGCGTAGTAGATGGTGGATTTAATGGCGATAATGCAGGTTTAGATAATTGCAGATTCTACTATCTAACAAGTGTAAAAAAATATGAAGGTTTATTTTTAGATGGTCAAATACAAGGTGACTATTTTCCTGATTGGAATACACAACAAGAAAGACACGATAATATATCAGAATGGGTATTTAATACGGTAATAGGAAGTACCGTAAATCCTATGGTATACATTGAAGACTACTCTTTTGGAAGTAAAGGAAGAGTATTTAATTTGGCAGAAAATACTGGATTATTAAAACACAAACTATTTAAAAAAGGTATCAAATTTGAAACATTGGTTCCGTCTGTAATTAAGAAACTGGCAACAGGTAAAGGTAATGCAGATAAGGAGAAAATGTATGATAAGTTTTATGAGGAGACTGGAGTTAATATGATGGAAGCTTGTGACCAGACTACTTTGAACAATCCTGTTACCGATATAGTAGATAGTTTTTACATAGCAAGGGTGGGTTATGAACAATCTATGGAAAAAAATAACAAACAAAGATAGATGGATAGGACTTGCAATCGCAGTTTCTTCCGTCTATATTCTATCTGAAGCAAATATAGATACACAATGGATAGGTTGGTTCCTTTCAATTATAGCTTGTATGATGTGGGTCTGGTTCGGATATAGAGATAAAGACTATCCTAGAGCATTGATGGAATTGATGTATTTACTACTATCAATGAGAGCAATGTACAATTGGCTCATATAAAACACCCTAAAACCCCCTAAAATCAACAAAAATAACCAAAAAAAGTGCTTGACAAAGTACTGGAAACCTGTTATTATGTATATATGAATAACAATCAATATACACAAATACTAGAATGGTTAGGAACCTTTACATTAATTGTAGGGGTTGGTGTTAATTCACTTGGATACTACCCTTTAGGACCTATTATAATGATATTTGGAGGTCTTATATGGGTTGTAGTCGGAATACTATGGCAAAAAATGTCTATAATCACTACAAATCTAATAATAACTATTGTCTCATTAATTGGTTTAAGTATCAATTATGGGTTATTTGGATAAGAACAAAAAGAGAACAAAATGATGAATTATTTGCTTGACAATGATTGCGAAAACTGATAGGATATGAGTATGAAAACAACAAAAAACACTAATAAAATGTATACCAGATATTATGTTTATTATAAAACTTGGGGATTAAAACTTGTAGATAAAGTTTTTGATATTAATAGAGTTATAAACAAATTGAAAAAATGTAAAGTTGATTTTGTTAATGTGAGAGTTGGCAAATGGGATAACGGAATAAAACTTCCGTATTTTATGTTTGATACAACTACACCTGATAAAGTTGATTTTTATTTATGGTATTCAAAACATAATAGTAAAAAGTTTGGACACAGATATACTTATTTCAATGGTATGATGTCTAAAAAATTAAGTAATAACAATCTAATAAAAGGAGTACACTATGTCTAAAGTAAAAAATATGGCGTGGGATAACGCAGAAACAGAAGTTGATAATATAATTGACAATATGAATAAAGGTGATTACAATTCAACCGTTGCTAAAAACAAAATACTTGCAGTTGATAATGTTGAACTTACAGGTATTGACGAAAACAATGTTGATGAAGTAATTTACGAAAATACAAAATAATGATTACAAGTTTTTTTATATTAATGATAATAATGATGACAACAATAATACTATTGAGAAAGGTACTATCATAAATGAACGCATTAGTTAAACATATTAAAACAATGAACGCAAAAACGCAAAAGTGGATTGACGAAGATCCAAAAAACAGATTTGGCGGTAAGTTAGTTGAAGACTTAAATCATTGGAAAGATTATGGAGTGCATACACCAAAAGACCTAGACAAGTACCTTGCAATTCAAACTTGTTATGAGGTGACTTCTAGTGCATATAGTAAATCATATGCTAGAAGTTTTAATTATGACAAAATGTCTATTGAAGAAATTGAAAAATTAACAGAAGAAATGTCTGTTATCGCAGATGAAAATATTAAAGAAGAAAAGAAAGCTGAAGAACAAGCTATTACAGAATTTAAAGACCTGATTAATAAGACAATCAAAGCTGGTGCAAAAGATGAAAAAGAGGCATTAAGATGGTTGACTAAAGATTTAGGATTAACACACATACAAGATTACGAACATTTTGTTTGGGATAAAGGATTTTTATTTACCGATTACGGTAGAGAGTTAGTTAAACAATTAAAAAACATATATTTAAATTAGGAGGATTATATTATGAGTAAAGTTGATACAGATGTTTATTTTAATAAAGATGATGTAGGTAAAAACCTATACAGAAAGAAAACTTATTACACACTTGTTATTGAACAAGATGTAATTGCTAAAGATAAAGACGAGGCAGACAATAAGTTTAGTGATTGTGGGATAGATTATTCTAAAATCAAAAAAGATATTACTGAAACTAAAGATGGAGTTGAGACCTATATGGTTGACGCTAACTATACTGAAACAGATGATACAAAGTTTATTGGTAAAGTGAAATATGATGATGACAATTTCAATCAAACTTTTGAAGAAGCAGTTGAGAACGAAGATATCCATATTGATACTTGGGCAGACGAAGATGAACCACACCAGTTAACAAAAATCAAATTAATAGAACCATCATTAAACGATTTAGTTAAACAAAAAGCTGAATCAGATGTTGATATTGCTTTAAATTTAGAAGCAGAAAGTAAAATAGGTAAATAATGGCTATGAATTTAAAAACAATGGGTGAAGAACTGATTAGATTATATAAATCACCTACTTGCGAATTATCACTTGCAAAAGGGATACCGATGGCGTGGTTAAAACTTTTATATTTGTATTCTAAAAGGGTTAGTCCTTTAAGATTTAGATATAGAGGTAAATCAAAACCAAATTATCGTAGACCTGTTGCTTATGTTAATAAGGAGTTTGCAGATAGTTTTGCTATCTATGAAAGAAACTAAAATGAATAATAATATTGTACCTTTATCACAAATTTCCAATAATGGATATTTCGCAGTTGTACTAGATAAAAATAGTCAAAAAGAAATGAAGTTAAATGCTACCTTTGATGTTGTTAATGGTGACCATATTACACTTGCTTATAAACCAGATAATAAAAAGTTTGTGAAATTGGCACCATTAGTTAATAAGAAAGTGGATGCGTTTGTTAATCAAATAAGAGGTAACGAAAGTATAGAAGCATATTGGGTAAAAGAAATGTATTTAAAAGACACATATCAGAAGTTAAAAAGATTAGATAAAGGACCTGCTCATATTACAATATCACATAAGAAGAACTTTAAACCAGGTGACGCAAATAGTATGTTTAAGAAACCAACTTATAAAGAAAATATACCAGAACAATTACAAGTATCAGGAAAGATAAAATGGATACAATACAAATAGAACTAAAAAAGAAAACAATACACTCGGCATATAATCAAGTGAAAATGTTGAACCATTTAGATTTTCCTAATTTTCAAAAAGGAGAACCTTTATACAATTTAGTTATGGAAATTAAAAGAAGTATTAAGAGACAAAGAAAACAAGACAAACTTGGTTGGAGAGAACTATTAGAGTTTTGGCCATTGAGTATAGTAATACCAAGTATGTTAATATTAATACTATTAGGTTCAGGAGGAATATTTGACTAGTGTACAATTTTATTGTGGAGTACTTTTTATCTTCACAGCAATAGTAATGATAATAACAATATAAGGAGACCATTATGAAAAAGAAAAGAGATTGGTTAGAAAGAAAGATAGACGAACATAACCATAAATTAGAATTGATTAGAACTATATTACCAGTTATAATCATTATATTACAGGTAATAATTTTAGGAAAAATAATATGATAGATGTAATAGAAACAATTGATAAGTTAACTATTGCTATTGATAAGATAGAAGCAGGCAAAATTGATGACGCCATAGATGACTTAAAGACTTTTAAAAGTAAAAAAGAAGATGAACTTGATACCTTTGAAAAGGATATGAAGAAAATGCCTATTGGAGAACTTGCAAACGACCCTATTAAATAATGAGAAATACAACTAAAAGTAGTATATTTAAGGTGATACAAGTATCGCAAGGTGGTGGAAATCGCCCTATACACCGCCCTATGACGGTCAAAATGAGTAAAAAAGGGTGTAATTATGCGAATAAATCAACTATTGACAATAGAACGGTTTTAGTATAGAATAGTAATAACAATGAGAGAGGTACAATAATATGACATTTACATATACAAAAGAAATGATGTTTAGTGAGTTTAAAACTGCTACCATCAAAGACCAAAAGAGTAAGAAAGAGAAATACGACAATCGTATTAAGTTTCTTAAAGAAATGAAATCTCTTAAAAAAGAACATCCATCCGCAATGAGGACAATTGGTATTAGTCAGAAACAATTTGACAATCTTATACTTGCGTGGTCAAGTCCAAATCCTAGAGACCATTTTTATATGAAAGTATTTGGTAGAACATATGCAGAACAGATCCAACACGAAATTGACCAATATGGACCTGACAAAGAAGAAAGAGCTAATGGTTAAATACGAAAAATTAGATAAAGAAATGCTGAAAGGTTTTCCTTTACCTGATTATAATTCAGATAATAGAAATTCTATTCCAACAAGTGATAGAATATCAGGAGTGGCACTTAAAAATGCAATGCCAAGAGTGAAACTTCCTGAAGGTAAAACAATTGGTGTTGCTTATAATAAAGGCAATTATCAGATAGTTGATAAAGCCGATTTTAAAACAATGGGAAAGAAGATATAGTTATGAATAAGATACTTATATTATGTGTAATATTACTTGGAGTTATGTTGAGTAATGTAGTTGCAGACGAACAAAAGACTTATACATTTACAGAAGTGAAAACAGCAGTTTTCAATATTCCGTCAAATGTATCAAATTTTTTGACAAGTGAAGTTGAGAAAACAAAAGCTTATCAAAAAGAATCTTGGGCAGATATGAAAACGCAAACTGCTCAGAATTGGGCACAATTGAAATCGTTATTTGGAGTTAAGAACTAATGGATTTCCAATTAACAAGTTCCAATGATGGTACTTTTTTAATCAGACCTGTATCCGCTAGGGCACAGGTTTGGTGGACAGATAGCAGAATGGCTGAAAGATATGTTGTTGATAATACACAAAGCGATTTTGCTGTTATATTAACTGAAAACCAACAGAAAGTTTGTAATGAAATTAGACAAAATAATTTTGATTTTACTAATTAGTTTATTAACTGCTTGTAGTAGTACAAAACAAGTTAATGTTAATGTTAGTGAAGAAACACCAAAATACAATTTTACTAGAAGTCATTTAGGAGTTGTATTAGGAGGTGCTACTGGTGCTGGGGCGTGTGTTGAATTGATTGGTACAGACCCATATATCGCTGCTGGTTGTGCCGTTGTAGGTGCTTTTGTTGGTGCAAATATATTATATCAAAGTGATTATGATTTACACCAGGCAGTATTTGTAGACCATTTAAATAATGGTCCTAGTAGTGCTAGTTATACTAATTGGTTTAGTACAAAATCTGGAAATAATGGAACTATTAAGATTAATAGAAGTTATGTACAAGGTCCATTAATATGTAAAGAATATGAAAGTAATTGGAATATAAAATCAAATTGGCCAGTTGTTGGTATCGGAAATCAATCTATTGATACTAGATTTGGAACGGTATGTCAAATGCCAGATGGTCGTTGGGTGGAGAAAAGATGAATCCGAGAACTATAATATTCTTAACAATATTTTTTATGTTATTAACTTTAATGGCGATTACCGCTGGGGCAAATGAACCTACTTGGGTTATGAAAAAAGTTGAACCAGAAAAAGGAGAAATAATGCAAGTTAATTCGGCACCTGTTGATGACATTTATATTAATGAGATACACGAAAAGGTGCAGAAGAAATTAAAACTATTAAGTGATAATGAGAAAAAGAATATATTAAAAGAAACCGTATTAGATAGATTTGAAAGAGACGGACAATGGTGTTTCATTAAGATTGTTATAAGACAATTGGATAATGGTGATATTATTAAAGAAGAAATTATGGAGTGTGCCGATACTGAACACGGCAAAACAGATAAAGAAAAAATTAAAGAACTGGAGAAGCAGATTGAGTTAGAGAAAGCAAAGAAACCTGGTTATTGGGAATTATTTGCTGCCTTTTATTATAAGGACTTAAATGCACCAGAATATTGTAGGTTGTATTCTCAACCTTCACACGCTTTTAGAACCTTCGGAACGGCGTGTTTAACGATAGAAGGAAAATGGGAGAAAAGATAATATGACGAAAAATCTAGTTATACTTGGACTCCTTGCTATGTTGTTGACAGGAATGACCTTTAATGAGGTTGCTGTTTATGTAGAAGATAATCAGCTTATTGACAAACTTAGCGATTTATTATATAATGTAATAAGGAGTGTGAAAAACAATGTATAAAAACATATGGAAGACCGTAGGTGTATTGCTGTTTGCAGTATTACTTACAAACTGCTCTTCTAGTAAATATAAAATCAAGCAGGAGAGTGGAAAAATAGTTACCGAAGTACCACAATGGTATATGGCTAACTTTGATATTAAGAAGCATTGCAATATTTCAATGTGGGCGAATAAGCCAATTATCAAAAGTGAAGATGACGATAAGGCGTGTATCTTTGGTGTCGGAACTTCTGTATCACCAAGTTTAGAACTTGCAATTGAGAAAGCAAAACTGATTGCAAAAGCTGAAATGGCTGATATAGTTGCAGGTGAAATGAATAAGAAAGCTAAAATATTCGTTACCGAAATTGGCAAAACTAATCAAAAGACGGTAGTTGAAGAAGTTGAAACTGCTTTAGTTAATGTTATTTCAAATACACCTGTTAGAGGATATGAAATCTTTGCTCAGGAAGTAACCAGAACGAAACAAGGTTATTTTAGAGCTTGGATAGGTTTAAGATTACCTCTAGGTGAGTTTAATAAGATGTATGATTACACAATTGCAGAAGTAGTTGATAGTCATAAAATTAAACTAAAAGCAATTGAAGCTTTCAATGATGTAGAAAGTACTTCAAATGAAAAAAAGAACAATGAGTAGTAATATAATTGTATATTCAAAAAACAATTGTGGTTATTGCGTGAAGGCGAAGTCCCTTCTAAAGGGACTTGGTCTATCTTTTAAAGTTAAGAAGATGGAAGAATTTGAGAGTGTAGACGCTATGCTTAAAGACATTGGTAAAAAAGTTAGGTCTATGCCTCAAATAAAAATTGATGGAGAACTAGTTGGTGGTTATAATCAACTAATAGAATTTTATAATAAAAAAGGTTTAGTGGATTTTAAAGGCAATGTCAAACGATAAAGACGATAAAGATAATAAACCTAAAAATGCGTTTAAGAATGTTGTTTTATTTCCAGAGAATAAAATAAAACGACCACCTAAACCTACTGACCCTACGGCAGCTAAAAAGATGAGAGCATATCAGGCAGCTAAATTTGTAGAGACAGCGACAGATGAAATTGGATTAGATTTAGTTAGAAAGTTTGTTGCAATGGGTTTAGATACAAAACAAGATGTATTTACAAAAGATTTGGCGTTATCTATGGACGCAATTAGAGGACTTTTATATAGACAATTTTCAATGGGACATCCAATACAGAAGGTTGTTGACGCTTCTGTTAAGTTGCGTATGAATCCTGCTGGTGTGGTGACTGCTAGAATAGAATATAGTAATATAAGTGATGAGACAAGTAAAACTACAAAACCAATTAATAAAGATATTTCAGACGATTTAAATAATCGTAATCACGGTTACTTTCAATTTACAGAAGACTTTGATTTTAAAGATGGACCAGAATTTTCGGATGATGGTGTTCCACCATTTCCCGATACAGATCCCGATAAGGAGGAATAATAATGGAAGTAGATACAGATAAAATACAAAAATGGGTAGATGAGTTTGCTGGAAAGCACTTTGCAAAAGGTTCACATAGGTGGGCATTTTGGGTTGAAGGTGTAATCATAGGCATAATCATATGCCATATTTGGTAACAGAATTTGATTGTGAAAGAACCATTATAATGCGATTCTATCACAACAAATAAAAAAGGAGGTTTAAACATATGTTTAAATTTTTATTTAATAAAGGAGACGATACAATGGCTAGA